ATGGCGACATTGACTAGACAAATAAGCGGTTGGCGGGTTCAGATTCGCAAGAAAGGCGTTTACAAATCAGGTACATTTCGCACAAAAGCTGAAGCACAAGCTTGGGCGAATAAAATTGAAAGCGAAATTAATGCCGGGCTTTATTCGGATATTCCTAATATCACTTTTGCTGATTTAATAGATAAATACATTAAAGAAATTACGCTCCATAAAAGAGGCAAACGGGAAGAAACATTACGGCTCACTCGCCTGGCTGCAATGGATATTGGAAGAATCAAACTTGCCGATTTAACCGAAGATGATTTTAGACAATGGCGTGATGAACGATTGGCAAAAGTCAAGCCGGCAAGTGTATTGAGAGAATGGAATACTATTTCAAATTTGATGAATGTTGCCGTTGAAGAATGGAAATATCTTAAAGTCAATCACCTAAAAGCCGTTAAAAAGCCGAAAACACCGGAGGAGCGCACAAGACGTTATACCGATGATGAAATTGAACGCCTGACTTATGTTTCCGGCTATGACTTTAATCATCTGCCGCTTACTGTGCAAAGTCGAGTTGGTGCGGCAATGTTGTTTGCAATCGAAACAGCAATGCGCGCCGGCGAAATCTGCAACGCAACGTGGCGGGACTACAATCCCGAAAAAAGAATATTGAATATTCCGATAACCAAAAACGGCTATGCCCGAACCGTGCCGTTATCTTTTGCCGCGCTAAAAATTATTAATCATCTGGCGCTAGTTCGTACCGATAAGGATGACCGAATTTTTCAAATTAATTCGGCGTCGCTTGATACGACATTTCGAAAGCTGAAAGAAAGGGCCGGACTTGCCGACGCAGATTTACATTTTCACGACACCCGCCGCGAAGCGCTTAGCCGCTTATCAAAAAAAGTAGAGGTGATGACATTAGCAAAAATATCCGGACATAGAGACATTAAAATTTTACTGAATACTTATTATGTGCCGGATATGTCGGAAGTAGCGGATTTATTGGGATAACAAAAAAAGCGGTCAACCCGCTTTTTTAATTAAATGCCTTGTCGTCTGCGCATATATCGCACCACTTCGCCGGCGAACCAACGCGGCTTATTGGTCGGTTTGTTCGGGTCCCGTTGTGACGGGATTAATACCGGTTTGGGAAAATAGGGCGCAGCAACCAACGTTTGAATCTGGCGAACATCAAATTTAGAATATTCGGCAATATCTTTCATTGACCAAAGCTCCACGCTTTTTTCATCGATTCCGGTATATTTATTTATACGTTCTAGCAATGCACGCACCGCTTGCAGCTCCTGTAATACGTTTTCGCTTACTATTCCTGTCACTTTTTGCCTCCTCTTATCAATATATTATTCCTGAAAATTTTCCACTGAAATAACCCGACTTTTATTAACATAACGGATTTTCTCGCCTATCATACTATTATAACGACTACCAAAAACCTTAATTTTTAACCGACCATTCGGCATATTTTTTATAATATTACAGTACATCAGGTAATAAATACGGCTGTTACCTAACTGATGCTTACACTTAAGATAATATTTGCCTTCCCATTGTTCCGGGGCATTTCCTTTATAGATTCTATATATCATTTAATGTTCCTCCGAGTTGGTTATCTTATTTCCTTCAAGAATCTCCACTTCCCAACCATTCCAACGAATCGAATAGCCGGCAACAATATCAACCGAATGTCCTCGAAGTAACCGACAAAGTCGATAATCCGTAATCCAACGCGACGGAATATGCCGTAGTTCTAACGAAAATTTTAATTTTTCCAGTTCTTCGGCGTTATTTCTCAAAAATTCGCTAATATTGTTTATTTTTTGTTCCGTACAGTTATTGACAGAACTCCAAGGCGACCTATGGTCGCTATTTTTTGACGCCTCGCTCCGCTCGCCGTTATCTTGGGATAAAAGCGATTTCTTAACTAATTGATACACTTTTGTACGCGTTAAGATTGTGCGCAACTCGGCGGCTTTTTGATTAAAAAAACCAATAATTTTTCGGCTTACCTCCCCGTATTGATTAGGTTTGCGGTCTTCATAAGACGCGCGCGCCAATAACTGATCACGAGCAATAACCGGGCCGCCTTGCAATAAGGTATATTCCGCCCAATCGCCTTTGTCCGCCGCCTCAACTAATTTTGTTAAGTCCTCGTCGCCCTCAACTACGCCGCCGCGTTTACGACGTAATTCGCGCCAAACCGTCACTGGCGAACCGCCGATTTGTTGGAATTGGCGAATACGCCATTTAGCCGCCCACGCAGAAACATTTTTAGACATATCTTTCAAACTTTCGCCCGTTTCCTCGTCTTTATCATCGTTACACGCATAGCCGTCGATATTTTTGGCGATATATTTTGCAATATAACCTGTTGCGGAACCCTTATCCCAATCGATAGCTTTTGCCGTAAAACGGTGTTCTTCCGCGCCTTTTTCGTCCCCGTCTTCTTCCAATGCGTAACGACGAAAAGTTTCGCGCACGGTTTGCACCGCATCTTGCGGCATAAATAGCAATAAATGCCAGTGCGGCGTGCCGTCGTGGTGCGGCTCGACAACTCGGAAACCAAACGGGCGAATACCTTTGCGCGCAAGGGACGCACGGATTTTTGCAAACACATTACACAAATAGGCTTGCGTGTCTTTCGGGTTAGAAAAATTCCAATTTTTAACGAATCCGCCGCTATTGTGTACAGCGTGATAGCTACTCGGCGCGGTTAACGTATAAAATTCACCGGCATACTCCAAATGTTTTGCCACTTCTTCAAACCCTCGCATACGCACCATTAATTCACACCGACGGATTGCCGGATTCGAGACTGTTTTATAAAACATATCTTCCAGTTCAATCATTTCGCCGTCTTCATCAATTAATGCCATTTGCTTAATAAATTCACGGTTTTTGCGCTTTTGTAAACGCCATTCGGCAATCGCCTCACGGCTGGCATAAGGTGAGGCTTTACGCTGCACTTGACCGACCGCAATCATTAAATGTTCGCGAATGCGCGAACGAATTGTAGATAACTGACCGAACCACCATTTTTCGCAACGCATTTTTTCAATAGCAATATTAACGCGTTCTTCATTCAATAAGCCTTTTTTAAACGCCTCATAAAATGGCGGTGTAACCCCTTTCATATCCGTGTAATATGCCATTTTCTGATAAAGTGCGGTGAAAATACGGTCGATTTCTACCTCGGATTGCAACGGCTCGGTGCGATTTTTAATATATTTATCTTCAAATTGATAAATCATCTCTTGTAATTCATCGGCAAACGCCTTAGAAAAATTTTCCACGTCGCAGAGGGAAAATTCATCTAAACCGACTGCTTTATGCAATACTTTTGCGCCTTTAATCACCCCGAAGGTATAAACCGAGCCAGCCGGTTTATTGACATTAACGGTGATCGGATAACGTTTCATCACACCTTCGACGCGTGATAAAACGCCCTTATCCATTGTTTCGCGCAACCAAGTGTTCGCCGCGAAACGTCCTTCTTTGCGAAATGTTCGTATATAACGTTTAACGAAATATTTGCTTAAATAATCAGGCAACCCGCTGATATAGCCGTTTGCAAACGGAAAGGCTTCTTCATTAAAATTAAACAATTCGAACTGATTCGGCGTTAAACCGGTCGGGCTCGGCTTATTCACGACTTGCGGCGATAACTGGCGCACCGGTTCGCGCGCCAATTTTTCCGCAATCGCCTGATCGCGTTCAATTTCCCAATTCATTACGGCAGACATAACGACATCCTAAAAATTCGGTTGTTCCAAATGGGCTAAATAGTCACTGTGTAAACCGAACCATTCCTTCGTTTTATCACAAGTGCCAGTGATCACATCTTTTACTTCGGTTAATGCCAATGCCTCATATTCTTCTAGCGCAAAATAATTAACTTCATCCAAAACACCTTGTAATGTTTTGTGAATACGCCCGATTTTGCGCAGTTTCGGCTTGCGTAGTCCATCGTTTTGATGTGTCACTTCAACCAACTGAAAACCGATATCTAATTTCAAAATCTGTAATTCTGAACCACAATCTAAACAAATCACCATTATTATTCCCCTCGACATTCACTTAATTCAATTTGATAAGTTCCCATACTTTCATCAAAAATATTGCCTTGTTCATCAACCGGATTGACATATAACTGAATCATTTCGGGTTCATTTCTTGCAGGCAACATTAAAAAACAACACAAACACCAACGGCGACCAAAATCGTCCTGACACATCACCTTGCGGGCTTGGGTATATTTAAAATCGTCCCGCTTTTGTTTTTTAATTTCTGCTAAAAATAGTGCTTTAAGATAAGGGTCGTACATTACACCGCTACATACCATATGCTTAACAATATCGGTCATTATTTTCCCCTTTAAGCATTATCAACGGTACTTCAGCGGATCCGACAAAAAAGTTAACCACTTTTCCGTCAACGACGGGATAAACCGATAAAAATACTCTGTCGGTTGAACCTTTTTTGAAAACATAAACGCACCATTGTCTATCTATGCAATCCTCACAAAAGACCGTTATTACTTCGCCGTTGGCTAATTCATCGGCATTGATTTGAGTTACCTTGTCTAAAATTAGATGCTGACAATAGTCATCACACATCACACCGCTTTCACGTAAATTGTTATTACACTTAAACATCGTTATTCTCCCCAACGGTCAATGATGATTAAAATCCAAGTTATTAGCCCCAAAACAGCGCTAAAAACCACCGTACTTAATATAAATAAATCTAATTGCATTTACGCTATCCTTTTAAAATCATTCGTTACCATCGGCGCATCAAAAAACGGCACCATACCCTTTGCCACAAAAATAAATAGTGCAATTTGCGTGCGTACCTCAAGGCTATATTCCAACAAATTATTTTTCGGCTCAAAGCCAAGCAGTTTTGCCAACGCAATATTTCTTTGCGGATATTTTTTTACAAAATTGCGATATTGCCGCACGGCATTATTCGCCGTTTCTTGATTGAGTTCAGACCAAAACGTGCGTAGCATTTTTGCACCGGTTAGCCCCTGATACTTGCCTTGTTGCATTTCGGCAAGGAGTTCAGCGGCTAAATCGGCTTGTTGAGCTCGCATTCGTTGTAATTCGTTTTGACTGTTCATCACGCCGTTACCTTCGGTTTAATCGTTAACGCCCTAAAAATTGCCAAAAAACCGTTAAAAAACGACGAATCACACCCTGTTTTTTAAACGGCGGTTGTTTTGCCAACACAATAGGTTCTAATTCCGACAAGCGTTTAGCCAGCACTTCGCGGTCAAACATTTCGATTTCGTTGAGTTTGGCTTGGTGCGCATTAATTCGCTGTTGGTGTTTAAGTAAGCGTTCTAAATGGCTTACGCGTTTTTCCAAACGGAATACGTTCACTTTATTTTTTTGTTTAATCATTGTTCAAATCCTTAAATTTTGGTTGCAAAAATCCCGCCTATTGATTTTTCACAATCGGCAAGGGTTAAATTTATTGATGAAATGGCTTGAATTAAGCCTCAAAAATCTCTAACTGATTCGGATCAATATGCTTAAACGGCTTATTGGCTTTTAATGCCTCCGGTTGTTCCGTAAAAACCGGTGTTCGCAGATTAACAATTTCCGAAAGCACCTTCTGCTTTGATAAACAGGTCAAACAGACACATTCAGATTCAACGGTTTGTTGCGTTACTGCTTTTGATGTACGAATATTTAAATTACTCGAACCGCAGTTTAAACATTTGATATTGATACTTGCCATTTATCCCCCTAGTTTCCAAAAACTGCTTTAATTTTTCGGCAGATAAGATGCCATAATTTATTATTAGCACCCTCAACTGGAACGCAAACATTCTTAATTTCGGATAAAATTTTTTGCTTTGACAAACAGGTCAAACAAACACATTCAGATTCAACGGTTTGCATTGTTATTCTTTTTGATGTCCGAATATTTAAATTTGACGAACCGCAGTTTAAACATTTGATATTGATAGTTGCCATTTACTCCCCCAAACCTCGTAATTCATTGCGCATTTTGCATAATGCGTTAATATAGTCTTCACCCTTTTTAATCACTTCAGGAAAACCTAACAATGAATTTAAATGAATATGATACAGACGCTCGTGCTGACGAGTTAACTCTTGAAGAACGTCTTGAATTACTGGAAGAACAGAACTTTGACCTTTCTCAACTGCTGATTCGTCAAGATTATCAACTGGCTGCAACGCAAGCGATTTTAAAAACGCTTTTGACATTGCTTTCTGAGCGCGCCATTCTGCCAAGCAGCGACGTGCAGCGGCAAGTGATTTATCAACTTTCACAACTGGCGCAGCAGAGTGATAATCCGACCCTTTCGGAAGAATTTGGACAGATAGCCGAACAATTCTTTCCGGATTCGGCGCATTAACTTTAATTAACCCCGCTTGTTCGGGGTTTAATTTTCTTTTACATTTGCATTGACACATACACACACCTAATTAACCCAATCTTCAATCTGTTTTTTGAAACTTTTCTTCATTTCTTGATATTGCGCAAATTTCATATCACCTTTAACCAGTAAACTGGTTTGCATTAACAAAGAATGAATGAGATTACAATTTAATTTCACCAACAAAGGACGATAAACTGATGAATACAGAAATTGAACCGTTTGACAGTCTCTACCACTATCCACTGACAAAAAGTCAAGCACCGCTAGAAAGTCTGCTTGAAGTTGCGCAAAAGAGACATTCAAACGATCCATACTTTGCACTGCTTCAAAGCATTGTTTTGGGTCTTGTTGATAATTGCGATCCACAACTCGATACAAAGCAAGCCACTGTTCAGCTTTATCAATTCTTGTTAAATCTAAACCCTTATTGGGGGCGTGAAGTGGAGAATTTTCTGCGCAAACATTTTGCTTACTGTCTTGAAAATCGCCGTTTCCAAGAAGTTGTTGAACTCGATTTGCTGTATCAGCAAGCAACCAAAAATTCTCCATACCGCAGCGAACTTCCGCTTGTTGATTTATGTCAACTGCCCACGGCATATAAGCACGCTCACCGCGAAGGTCTGCAACATCTTGGGCTTGATAAGCTTTAAAGCTTGCCCAATCGCCCACATCGGTTACTTCTTTTAGCCTTGCTTCATCAAGGCTTTTTTCGTTACACATACACACCACCATTTATTTAATCTGTTTCTTCCAGCTCGTTAAGCAATTCTTCGGCGGTAACCTGTCCGTTCGTTGCTTTCACTATTTTATTGATATATTTAGCGGAAATTCCGCCCCCGTTTAACCATTTGTTGACGCTTTGTTGGCTAACATTACAAGCGATTGCTAAAGCGGTTTGAGAACCGCAGATTTCAATAACCTTTTCAAGTGCAGTTTTCAAAAAATCACCCCTTAAACAAGTTTGACTGTACCCTTATCTATAAAATAACAAAAAAAACTGTTAAATACAACACTTTTTGTTGTTTTAATTTATTAAACTTTAGTTGTAAAATGTTAATAAATACAATTTTGCAAGGAGTTTTTATGGAAACTTTAGCTGAAAGATTACGTTCTGTGATGAGCGATAAAGGTGTAACACAACAAAAATTGGCAGATGCCATAGGAATTACACAACAATCTGTAAATAAAATTGTAACCGGCGAAACAAGACAACCTAAAAATATTCTTGAAATAGCAAAATTTTTAGATGTTAGTCCCGAATGGCTAAAATCCGGCACAGGTGAAGAACCCAAAGAAAACAACAAAGGACTAAACCTATATCAATCCGAACCCGATGACGATCACACCCACCGCATAGATTTATATGATTACCACTTAGCCGCAGGGCACGGATTGATTAACGCCGACTATCCCGACACGATTTCCAGTATTTGGTTCACCCAAGAAGGTATGGGAAAAATCGTAGGACGTACCCACACAGACGGTATTTGTATTTTCAAGGTGCCGACCGACAGTATGGAGCCGACTATATCCGCAAAAGATTTGGTATTTATTGATACGAATATTAGAAGTTATATCGGTGAAGGTATTTATGCTTTTAGGCTTAACGGAGAAGATTATATTAAACGCCTACAACGAACCCCTAGCGGTATTATGTATGCCTTAAGTGATAATCAAAAATACCGTGACATTGAGATTACAGAAGAACTATTCGACACAGCAGAAATAATCGGTAAATTTATTCGTGTCGTGCCAATTAATCCGAGAGATTTGTAATAACTAAACTTTCAACTATCAACAAAGGAAAACAAAATGAAATACGAATACAAAATGGTTCAAGCAGCACCGCATATTATTGCTCAAAAGAAAAATATTCAAACTGCTGCAGCAGATTATTTACAAGATCTCGTTAATGAATATGCTCAGCAAGGTTGGGAATTTTTCCGCATTGATGATTTTTCAACTGAAGAAGCTCAAGGATGTTTTTCCGGCGGTAAAACAACGGCAAGAACACATAAAGTAATTACATTTAGACGTGAAGTAGCTTAATGGTTTGGCTTAGCATTCAATTTATATTGCTTTATCAACGGCTTGCACCGAATAAAATTCGTGATGCTTGCCGTTTTGAGCCCAGCTGTTCTAATTATGCCATTTTAGCCTTAAAAAAATATGGATTTTTAAAAGGCTGGAAAATGACGTTAAATCGTTTAAATAGGTGCAAATTTCCCAATAGCGGGGAAGATTATCCATAAATTATGGTTCTGACAGATAACATGGAACCAACTATTGCGGCGAGACACTGCAGAAATAATCGGCAAATTTATTCGTGTGGTGCCGATTAATCCGAGAGATTTGTAGAATTATTTTAATTCCATAGGTTAGATTTTATGGCGACAATGGGCTTTTGGGCAATATTTATAATTTATACTTATTCTATTCCTGTTTGGCTTAAGCTTAAAAAACAATATTCATATTGGACTAGCGTTCCATATGGATTATTTGCTGGATTGTCGTTAGGCGGAATTATGGGGATAGAAATAGATAAAGGTAATATTCTTATTCCTGCTATTTTAGGTGTTATCTCCTTGGTTTTCTTTGGGGTTGTTGATGACTTAAAGAAAAACAAATCATCAACAACATCAACCAGTACGCCTACTGTCAAAAATAAACAGTTCACGTCTACGTCTCCAGCTCCCAAACCTAGCTTACAAGATGAGATTAATACGTTAAAAAGTTGGGGTAAAAATTCATCTGCTACGATAGTGAAGAATACCCAAGCTATAAATAAAACTAACAACGAAATAAAAATTGAACGTCAAACATCCAACCCAATAATTTTCTTTACTTATGAAAATGCACAAGGCGATGTATCAGATCGTGAAGTTCGTATTAATTTCGTTGATACCGCTTATATTCAAGGTTTTTGCTATTCTGCTCGTGATACTCGGACATTTCGTTTAGATCGTATTATTGGCAAAATTGAACAAGACGGTGAATATTATTCAGTTAAGAAATGGCTTGAAACACAAGGAATAAAAAAACATTCAAAGAAATCCACAAACTCTAAATCCAAACCCAAATCTAAAAATTCAGCCGGTTTAGAAATACATTTCACAGGTTTTACCAAAAAACTTAAAGGAGAACTTGAAGCACTTGCTGATAACGCAAATTTTATCGTTCGCCGAACTGTTACAAAAAACTTAAATTTTTTAGTAACCGGTGATAATGCCGGACCGTCCAAAATAGATAAAGCGATTAATGCCGGAGCTATTTTGCTTAATGAAGATGAATTTAGAGAAATGTTAGATACAGGGGAGATACCTTATAATGAATAAAATCATTTTATTTATCACCGCACTTTCCCTTGCTTTGCCTGTTTCGGCAAAGCAAAAATACAGTTGCGACGACCCAATTCCTTATTGTAAAAATATGGAATCTTGTGAACAGGCGAAATTTTATCTTAACCAATGCGGCGAATCTCGATTAGACCGAGACGGCGACGGCGTGCCTTGTGAGAATATTTGTAAAAAGTGACCTTTAAATTATGAATACATTAACAGGATTGAATGACTTCGCTATAGAAAATGCATTATCTACAAAAATAAGAAAATGGACTGAATTCACAAAACCAGTTAATTTAGATACTTTAAACTATTCCCTAAAGTTAGCTGAAATAAATAGATCCCTAGGTTTAGGAATAAGTAATACAAACACTATTAATAGTCTTTTGCAGCTAGAAATAGATAGAAAAAGATATTTAGATGATCTTAGAAAGGCTATAGAAATCGGTCATTCTATCAATTCTTTTTCCAAACTAGGTGATATTATAGACAAATCGATAAATATCATTTCTCAATCTGAATTAAATAAGTATAAATTTTTCAATAAATTTCAGAGTTCTGTCAATGATTTAAGTTTATTTAATATTAACAAATCAATCTTACTAGGCAATATTACAGGAAAATCACTCGGATCTGTTTTACAAGCTGAATTAAATAAACATAATGAATTGCTTAATTCTTTAAACGAATTTATTACTCTAAAAGAATCAGTAAAAATTCAAGATAGTTTAAGTATTCAAATAGAAGATGAATTGGATATTCAACCGGGGAAAGAACAACAAATTAGCATTGATATTCTAACCGGCAAAGAAACTGATAATAATTTACTAGATAAACAACAATATAATCTTATTGAAAAGATTGATACATTATTATCAATTATCTGCAATGTTTTAGGTATTATTACATTTATTACTGGAGCACTAAACATTAATATTCCTGAATATATCTTACGAAATCCAATAACAATTCTCGATGCAACAGAACATCTAATGCAGATATGTTCAGATTTACCGGATATGCAACAACATAGGGCATTTAGTGTGCGTATTGTTGATACACAAGAACTTAAATTACGCAAATACGATAATAAAAATGCTGAAATACTGGCAACATTAGAAAACGGGAAAATTATTTGCGTATTAAAAGAACCTAAAGATAACGCTCGCTGGCTCCTAGTTAGTGCAAAACTGGAAAATGGTGAAACAGTCAAAGGTTATGTTTATCGGAAATATACTAAGCAAATTTCGCTTTAGTATAATAGACATTGACAATAAGAATAATTAGAGTAATTTTGTAAGTTTAATTTATGATGCCTTAAGTTTTTTAACGATAAGGCATATTATGAAAACAGTCACAATCAATCAATTATTGAGCAGTATTGAACATTATTATTTAATGCAAAAGATATATTGCAATCTTAAATTCCTAAGTATATTCATTCCGCAGTTGATTTCTATTTTTATATCGAATGTTAATCTAACATATATCAAGATTATGCTGATTGTATTAGCGTTTATGGGATTCTTTATTTTTGCCTATCTTGAAAGGAAAGAAAGAAGAAAATTAGAAAAATTATTGTCAGTTCGTTCAAAAAGCCCTTAAAGGGCTTTATTTTTATCCTTCACTATTTATATCCAACTCCAATTCCAGCGCCGTAGTAAAGCCGCCGTCCGAAATATTATGCGTAACGCGGCTGACAATCCAGCCTGCGCCGTCAATCATTGGTTTAAATCCGCTTAATACAACCGGCGTTTCTGGAATGAGTTCCGGTTCGCCGTTTGCCAGTGTTAGCGAGAATGTGGCGACACCGCGTTTGATTTTATTAAACGCAGATTTTGCGCCGTTAATGGCGGAAGATTCCGTGCTATAGGTGTGGCGTAATGTCTTAATTTGCGCGCTATCGGTTTCAATCGGTTTTGGTTGTTCTAATACGCGATAGGCTTTTTTACTTAAGCGCCGTCCTTTCACCGTGCCGTTTTTTAAGGTGCGTCCTTTTGTCATTCTTTGTTTTCGTATAATTTTAGTATTGGCGTCAAACAACACTTCACCGCGCTTGCCTGTGTTTGTGTCGTGCCAATATGCGCGCACGGCTTTGTAATTATCGCTTTCAGCAATGGAAAATTGATAATTGTCACCGGATTGGCGAGTGATTTGAAACGGCGGAATAGGTTTGCCGGAGCCTGTTTCTCCCGTGCCTGTCGGGATAAAAAGTAAAGTTTCGTTTTTCACCGTTGCAATGGCGTCATAGCGTTCGGACAATCGCGTGAGTAAATTAATATCGCTTTCGTTGGTTTGGTCAATGTGGTCGATCACTTGATTACGATATATCGCGCCGACAAGTGCGTTTAGCTTGTTTTCTTTGGCAATTTGTTCGACAAGTGCGCTCAATTTAATATGATGAAACGAGCGTTCTTTTTGCTCGCTTAACGAGCCTTTTAAATCCGCACTTCGCGCACGAATATTTACTTTATCCGGTGCGCCGCTAAATTGGACTTCGTCAACCAGATAGCGCCCTTTATCAATCAATGGCGCACCTTGCCAGCCGATCGCCACCGTAATAACGGCATTGCGAGGCGGTAAGGCAAGTTTGCCGTCGTGATCACTTAGTTCAAGGTCTATCATATCCGCTTCGAATCCGCGATTATCCGCCAGTGACAGATTAATAAATCGTTCGTTGACCAGTGTCGTGATGTCTTTTTGTCGATTGTCTTTGGTGATGACGGTAATTTTGAATTGCGGCGTGCGGTGATTGGTAGCGATAAAGGATTCAAACATTACATCATCCCCATTATTTCTTCCGCGACAGCGATTAAAGACGGGTCGTCGGTGCGTTTTAACTGGAGCGTGAAATCAATTAATCGTGGTGCGCCGTCGCCGAATAATTCCGTGCGTTCTTCGTGGATGTTTTCAATCACATAGAATCCCATTAATAAAAAATTACCGTCGATTAATGGAAATGCGCCGCCGCTATCGCCCATTAAGCGGAGTGCGGCAATACTTAAGGTCCCGCCGGTGATTTCCGGTGCTAATCGACAAGATAATGTGATACTGTCGCTTTCTTTGCCGGTAAATTGAGTTTTCGGCATACCGCCGACAATGCTGTTGGTCGGATGCCGCCAAGCGGTATCGCGCGATAAGCTTTGAAAGGGGATAGTGCGTTGAGTAAACACAAACATTCCGAGCGCGGCGAGGGCGAAATTTTGTATAGTCATCATAACCACCTAAAAAAAGTGCGGTCGTTTTTTATCTATTTTCGACCGCAGTTTACTTTATTGTTCGTGATTTTCCGAGCGCTCGCGGGCCTTTTCGCGCCACGCGATTAACTCGGCAAAACTCATTTGATGAAACGCTTCCGGTTGCCAATGAAACACCGTAGCAATATCGGCAATCGCGTCATCAACGTCATTAATAATTAAGACGGGTTCGTTTCGGTCTCGGTCGTTTCCGAGCTCGGTGCTAAAAAACCGATAGCGGCGCCAACGAGTTCAACAAAATCGCTAATTTCCATTGTGTCGAAGTCGTTTTTATGTAACATCGGTTGAGTAATACGCGGCAATAAAACGGTTAATGCGGTGACATCGGATTGCATTACATCCAGCATTTTAAGCCCTTTTAATGCCGGCACTGTGGGTTTGATGACGCTAATTTCAAAATACTCTTTATCACCGCGTTTAATCGGGTGGGTTAATTTGATTGTTGTCGCATTGTTTTTTTCTGTCATTGTGTAGTCCTTAATTTAATCTAAAAGCCCCTTACGGGGCGAAAATGGTTAGAAACCGGCGGCGGCACGGTGTTGTTCTAAACGGTCAATGCCATTTACGACGAAAATCGAATTAATCATATCAATTTCAATGACATCCACGCCGTTTTCAATGATTTTGTAGTAAGTGAGCGGGACGGTATAACTTTGTTCCGTATCGTCGCCGACTTTAGCCGAACCGCTGTCAATTTCGCCGAAACGTCCGCGCATTACTAATTCAATACTAGTGACTTCACCGGTGTCGTCTTTTTCATAAGCGCCGGCGAAACGTAACGGTAGGGCATCAATAGTCGAACCGAATTGTTTCAACAGTTCGGTCATATAGCCGCCCATTTTTAGGGTGGCCTCAAGTGTTTCTAAACCAAGATTGACTTTTACCGCGCCAATCATTCCGCCTGCGCGATATTCTTCCAATTTCATTGCCAATTTCGGCTGTTCGATTTCATTTACTTGACCGCGATACGAATCACCGTCAGCCAATAAATTCATTAATTTTAGTTTGCGTGGTAATCCCATTTTTTATGCTCCTACTTTGGCAATGTCATCGGCGAGTTGTACTAAATATTCATCCGATACATATTGATTGAATTCAAGCTGTTCGAGTAACGGCGCCGCACAATAGTCATAACCGATTAACAGTTTTGCGTCTTTCAGGGTTGCCATTGTGTTAAATTCCGCTTTGACAAAGGCTTTGCCGCCGACTAATTTGCCTTCTGCCGTCCATTGCCGCCATTTTGCGTTGATTGCTTCCACAATTTCCTTGACCAACAACACGCTGATATTTTTATCAATCGCCCAGTCAAAAGATTGTGCAATCGTATCTTTCAACACTTGCGCGGTACGGGTTTGGTTTTCATACAAAAAGGCTTTGTCGGTGGAACAGGTGCGCACACCCCAAAATTTATAGCCGTTGTAATTGATGCAACAGGTAATGCCTTGTTCGTTCAGATAATTTACATCGGTAGCACTTTCGTTAATGTCAAACGATAGCGGGATAGTCACGCCGGTTACGCCGGTAATTTCTTTGTTTGAAATTGCGGTATGCCAGCCTTGCGTCTTATCCATATAAGCCCGCATTGCCGCAGCTCGTGTAACCGCATAATCGACTTCGGTTTGTTTCGTATTCGGATTAAACGATAGAAAATCACCGAAAATCAGCATTAATTCACGTTGCGAAAATTGACGGCGGTAAGTAACGGCTTGTTCTTTGGTTTGGCAGCCATAACAAGATGCGTACACAAAGCCGTTAAGTTTTTGCGCGACGGTTAATAATTCGGTGGTGACGTCTTGGCTATCGTATTTCGGAATCGCGAAAATACGCGGTTTTACCGCCGTAATAGCCGAAGCGATAAGGTGCGCTTTTAAGCCGGTGTATTGTCCTTGTTCGTTTACACCGCCGATAATATTGGCTTTCATCGTGTCATCATCGTCGCTTTCTTCCACGCGTACGACGATCACTTTTGTGTTCACAATATCTAAAATACCGTCTAATGCGCGGGACAGTGTGCCGGATTTGCCGGCTTTGGCGATAACGCTTGCAGTAATACCGGTTAATAAGGTCGGTTTATTTAACGGGAAAGTATCGGAATCGGCGTCTGGTGCAGTTGCCACCAAACCAATAACGGATGTAGAGGATACCGTTAAGGTACGGAGTGTTTCGGTGATTTCATTGACCCGGACGCCGTGAAGATATTCGTCTGACATAGTTTATCCTTATGTTAAATGGGATTAAATTTCGGATATTGTGCAACGGTTGAAAAGTGCGGTCTATTTTGGGGAGATGTAAAAAAGGCGATTACAAAATCGCCTAGATATTTATTTAATTTCCTGAAACTCCGTCGGATATTGCTTGCGATTCAGCTCGCTTTCATACGCTTCTTTGCAATGATTTTTGTCAAGAAATAGGCTATTGACAAAGCGATACCAGAACCGCCAACGTTTTTTCGGTTTTTCTGCAAGCACCGCCCCACGGTAGCAACGGCTTGAAAAGGTTTCATCCGCCGCGCCGCAGGTTAAGGCATTGGCTAATTGATCTAAGGCAATTAAAACGTGGTAAAGCCATAAAATAATTTTACTTTTGTTCATTTACATAATCCTCATAAGTCCGTGTCCAACCGTCCGAATAATCATAATTCGCCGGATCATCCGAGTGCGCTAATGCCATTTTATGCCGTAGCGCATTTTGTACATTAGCGGTTTTATCTTGCATAATTTGGGTAATCACAGCGGTTAATTTTGCTTTGTCAAAATCCGATATAACGCTGTTATCCGCGCAAATCCACGCAGTTTGATAATCGCCGATAAGGTCTAAACTTGCTTTAAAGCCTAGTAAGTTTTGATATGCCATATCGTCGTTGTCAAACCATTTTCCCAATGCCTCTACATATACACCGCTACGATTTTTAAGGTCTCGTAACGCATTGATTTTTGACCGCACTTCTTCCCGTTGCTGAATTAAAAGTGCGGTGCGTTTTTCTTCTGAAACAACCCAGTTTTTCTTGCGTTTATCCCACTCGCACAAATCGCAAGTGGGCTTAATGGTTGTGGTATTAGCAGGATAATCGCCCGGCTCGGTAATGGTTATTTCCGATTTGTCTAAGATAGAGTAAACCGTTTCGCCCCTGTGGTCGGACAATAACGCCCAACCGTTATCTTTGCGCACTGCAACAAAACCGTCTTGTACAGGCGGTTGCTCTAAGTAAGCCTGTGCACTTAAGCCTGTGCCAACGCTGATATATTGCTGTTCGCTGTGGCTGTAGATGTCGTTTTGGTCGGTAATATAAACGGTTAAATAACCGCTTTCTAGGGCAAACCCTTGTTCGTCAAATTGGATTGTCATTGTTTTACTCCTTAATTAACCGGCAAGGCAGATGTATTGAAATGAGATATTGCGTGGGCGCACAAAGGTGTAATCTGCACCAACTGTTGGTGCCGTCACAATATTTGCTGATGTAACAGTGCGACGGTGGTAGGTATTATTTGTAACTTTGTAACTTGTATCAGTATTGTTATAAGCAATACCTAGCGTATTTTCACTATTGTTCGAATGCAGATAAGGTATTAACGCAGTCCCTGCTTGTGTCGTCAAAATCCCCCGTTCACTATCAATCCCACGCCCATTGTCCCAGCCACGGATAAATTCCCCACGCAAATCCGGCAAAACGCCAGACGGGTATTTTTTTGCAAGCTCCGGATAAGTGGTTTTGTTAAAGGTTTGTCCGTTAAACGCCAAACAGCCAGCCGGCACGGCGGTTGTCGGGTAGGGAAACGGAATGCCGATTAGCAGATTGCGCAAAGTGCTGAAGTCGGTTTGGTTGGTTTTTTTCGCAATTTCTGCCAATAGCACGGCTTTTAGGTTGTTGTCGCTCCCTAATGCCGTAGCAATCTCAGCCAAAGTATCTAACGTTTCCGGCGCGGAGCCGACTAATGCAGCAATCGCTGTGCGTACATAAGCTGTGGTTGCAAGGGTGGTGTCATTCACTGTTTGTGCCGCTGTGGGCGCTTTGGGCGAGCCGGTGAAGGTTGGGCTGGCTGTTGGTGCACGTTTTTCGACTTCTTGTTTTAACCATTTGGTGCGATTTGCCAAATCTTTAGCTTGTTGATTTGCAATCCCATTTTCACCGCCGACAACCGGATCGGTTGTTTCGATTTGATATATGCCTTCAGTCCAATCGGCTGATTCTTTTAATGTTGCCATTTATGCTACTCCGTGACTAAATTCGCCGTTATAGCGAATTTTGTTGTTATATAAATTACTGGCTTGTTGGAACATAAAACCGACTAAATGTGCGCGTATCGGCGCATTTTCGGCTAAAATTCGTTTAATTTGAGCTGCTTGCTCGATAGAAATCGGGCGGTTCAATTTGATTTTATATTGCGCCCAATGCATTACAGCGTTGTCGTAAATATGTTGCGCGTCATAGCGCGTTGTACCGTTATAATAGGTTAATCCTTGATTTTCGATTATGACGATGTCACCGTAACCGCTTGCCGCCATTACACGCCGGATTGCCGCCCTTGTGCCTTTGTAGCGATGTATATAAATCGCGTTTAAAATTGCATTGCGTTGCGCCTCCTCGCTCCATTCGTTTGACCATTCATCGACGGATACCGACCACGCCAACCAAGGCAACAAGGATTTCGGGCAATCTTTAGCAGACCATAATAAGTTTATCGGCACCGGAATGTTCGATATGGCTGAAAACGTCTGTGAGAGGGCTTTTTCTAATTTTGTTGATCCGTGCGGTAATAATGTGATTTTATTCATCTCGCCCGCCTAAAGTCACTTGAATGTCCGTACAAAATGCCGCTTGGTAATGTGCAATATCAATATTTTTTGACGGTGAATTTAAAACGACGTTTTGCACACCTTCTTGATGCAATGCGGCATAAATGCCGGATAACGTAATGTCAAAACCAAGTGCGTGTTGTTTTTCAACGTATTTTTTTACCGCACTTTGCACATTTGCAAAAACGACGGATTCAAGCACTGACGGATATAGTGTGATAACCGCATTAATTTGATATTCAACAATGTGTGCTGATTGTACTTTTACTGTGTCGGTCAGCGGGCGAACTTTTTCTGCGTTTAAAGCATTTTTTACCGTATCAATTAAATCTGCCTCGGCAATGCCGCGGTCGTCGTTAGAAAGCAACGTCACTTGCACAACACCGGGTTCCGGACTGGCTATATCAACATCCTTGATTTTGGCGGATGCCGTTAATGCGTGATATTCGTAGCTTCCGCGGCTGCCGGCGGTCGTGATGCTTTCCAATGACATTTGTATTCGGGTGCGGAAACGGTCGTCGCTTTCATATTCTGCCGAAATCGGCGGGTTCTGGGTTAAATCTTCCGCAACCAATAACAGACGTTCCACGCCCAATAGGGCGCCCAAATGGTCTAAATCGGATCCGGAGGCAAAGGCAAGCATTACCGCTTTGGCTTTTTCATTGATGTGGGTGCGTAGCAATAATTCTAAATAGGTATTTTCTTCTAGTAATTTGACGACCGGTTCGCTTTCAAATTGCAGACGATTTTGCCAAAATGCTTTTTCTTTTTCCGTTTCAAATCGGTCGATAAATGCCGTTTTACGATTATTCAGTAAGGTTTCGAAGTCCAGTTCATCAATGATTTTAGGCAAGGTTAAGTTATTTAAATCAATAATTTGATAGCTCATTTTCCACCTAACAATAAATTGTCATAATTCATATTTTGCTTTGTGTCAGTACGGGTTATTTTCATATTGACTATCACTTTTCCGTCTTGATAAATCGGTTTAAACTGGTTTATCCGTATTCTGGGTTCCCATTTATTTAACGCGATTACCGCACAAGCGGCGATTTGTAGCATTAATGTGCGTGTTATCGGATTATCCAATAGTTTAGGGATATTCGATCCGTAATCACGGCGTTGGATGCGTGTGCCGATTTGGGTTAACAAAATATCGGCAATAGATTGTTTAATATGTGCATCTTCATCAGTGATGATTGCACCGTTTAACCTATCCATTTTGCTTTATTCCTTTCTATGATGGTTTCGGGCTGCCGCCGTGAACGTGATTCATTTGAGAAATGCCGCCGGCAGTCTGATCACCGTTAGATTTTATTGAGCCGCTGACGGTTACATTTCCGCCGACTTCTAGATTTTGCGTGCATTTAACTAGCGGCGTTTCAAGCACCACACGGGTAGAGGCTTGTATATGTGCGGTTGCAATATTGGTAATTTTTAATGCGTGTGTTTTTTGGTTATAAGCAATTCGCGCGCCGTCGGCAAACTCGACAACGTGTTCGTCGGGTGATTGGCTTGGGTTGTTAAAATCAAGCGTAAATAGCCCGAATAATACGACTGCCGTTGTCAGTTCGCCACTTGCCGCCAGAATAACGCATTGTTCGCCGATTGTCGGCGGTGACCACGAACGGGTTGTGCCGGCTCGCCATTCTAGCCACGGTAGCCAATCCGTCCGAATGCCGCCCGATAAGACTTTTGTTCGTCGTTTGGCGTGGTCCACTTCGGCAATCGTGCCGAAACGGACAATATTTTCAATGCGGCGATTTAAATCTGCGTTCATAGTTATTTTAAATAGGGATAAATAACCTTATTGTGAAAAGTTTAGTTTGAATTGGGTAGTGGTTGGGGGTGTTGATTTGCGGATAACAAAAAAGCAAGGCGAACCTTGCTTTTATCGTTAATCTCGATCTCTCAAACTTGAACGACTGCGTACTTGTTTTTGTTGCTCGATACGAGCCAAGACTTTTTCCACTTCTCTTGCAATATCGACCGCACTTTGTCCGTTTGTCGCATTGATATTAATCGTCACATTCATCGGCTGTGCCGGTGCGCTTTGGCTTTGGTGAACGGTGGCATTTAGCGGCGGTCGATTGTCAATGATGAATGGTTGCGCCGTAGCAATACTGACACCTAGCCCTGTGGCTAATAGGGCATTTTTGCCGTAATTTAACGCATTAAGCAATGGTACACCGAGGCGTGCGGTTGCCGCTTTGGTCATAATATATTCGCCGCCGTGAAAAATGCCTTTCGGCTCGTATTTACCGCCGTTGCCGGCGTAACCGCCCGACCATTTGTTAACGTGCGGGATGTTAATTAACGATTCGGTTATGCTGTTTTGCGGTACGGCATTAAATAGGGGAGTATCATTGTGCAATACCGGTGCGGCGTTGACGATATTGATACCCAAGCCCGCCGCGAGCAAGGCGTTTTTCCCGTAGTTTAACGCATTAAGCAATGGTACACCAAGACGTGCGGTTGCCGCTTTGGTCATAATATATTCGCCGCCGTGATAAATGCCTTTTGGCTCGTATTTACCGCCGTTGCCGGCGTAACCGCCCGACCATCTGTTAACTTGTGGAATGTCATATAGATTAAGCTCCCCGCCTGTAGGATCTGCACCGGCTAATGCTGCAGTTTTCTGTATTTGTTGGCTATGGGCTTCCGGCATAAGATTTTTCCCTATATCACTTAAGGAAGGCATATTGTCAATAACCCATTGAATACTATCCATTAACCATTGCAATGGCTTAGTAACTAAATCAATTCCAGCGGCAAGCCATTCACCAAATTGTCTTCCGGCTTTTGATGCAGCAAGTAATTCAGTATTGGTATTTTTGACAGGTGAGAGTAAATCAGTAAACCATTTCACAGCTTTTTCAATCCAGCCAACTACAATGCTAAATAAATCGCCTAGCGGTTTAAATTTTTCAATAACTGGTGCAAGACCGTCTTTTAAGCCTTGCCAAAATCCGCCAAAAAATCGTTTTACTTTTTCCCAATTTTTATAAACCAAGTAAGCCGTAGCACCGATAGCAGTTAAAATCAAGCCGATAGGCGTTGTAATAAATAATCTGGAAATTAAAATAAAGCCTCTAAATGCGCCGGTGACTAAACCGAGGGCTCCCTTCAAATAGGTTAGCGGATTGAGCAATTTGACAATCCCTAAGCCTAAAAATTTAAAGAAACTGACAACGCTTGTACCGACAGTTTTCCAACTTAACAATCCTTTGGCGATTGAAATAAGGGCATTACCACCTTTTAAAGTTTGTACTCTTTTAGCAAATAAACTGACACCGTCTGCAAGTTTTGGAAAAATAACGCCGATTTTTGCTAATCCCAGTGCTAAACGTCCAACAGGATAAAGTAAATAGCTGAATGTAATACTTAATAAGCCCATTGAAACCAAACCGGCACCAATCCCCGCAACCCATTTAGTAATACTTGCGGTTAATTTCGGATTTTGTTTAATCCAATCATTGATCTTTCTCGTCAGTTCTGTAGCTTGTTGAATCAGTCCTCGCATTGAATCTGAGGTTTCATCAAAAATAGAAATACTGACTGCCTCGGCGGCACTTTCTAAATTTTTTAAATCCCCTAAAACATTATCTGCCATAGTAGAGGCGACTTTTTCTGCCGTTCCTGTGGCATTTCTTAAATTTTTAACAAATTCCTCAATCCCACCTACACCCATTTGATTAACCAGTTCGGTCATCGCCGTTGCTGCCTCAACACCGAATATTTTTTTAAAATACTCAAGTCTTGTTCCCGATCCCATTTTTTCTGTTTTCTTGAAAACATCAAGCAAAATATCGGTAACCGCTCGCATATTACCTTTTGCATCTTTTGCTTTTACACCTAATTCTGCCATAGCTTTTTTAGCCATTTTTGGCGGTCCTGCAAGTCTTGTCATAGCAGCACGTAAGGATGTACCGGCTTGTGATCCTTTAATACCAACATTTCCCAATAGTCCCACCATTGCAGCCATAGTTTCAAATTCCTGTCCGGTTGATGAGGCGATAGGTCCGAGATATTTCATTGTTTCACCCAATAACTCAAGATTAGTATTCGATGAAGTGAAAGTTAGCGTTAGAACATCAGCAACACGGTTCATTTGTTCAGCCGGAATTTTAAAGCCAGATGAAATATCCGAGGCAATATCAGAAACTCGTCCCATTTCCATTCCTGCCGCTTTTGTCATATTCAAGATAGCCGGCATAGAATCTTCGATTTGTTTCGGGTTAAACCCCGCCATTGCCAAATAACCTTGTCCACTTGCTACTTCTTTTGTGGTAAATGACGTGGTCGCCCCTAAATGAATTGCCTGATCTCGTAAGCGTTTTAGGCTTTCGGCGTCTTTAACTTTATCTAATCGAGTTAAGGCTTGTACTCTTGAGAATTCTTGTTCAAAGGTTAAAGCATTACGCATAGCAAAAGACCCCGTCCCCAATACTGCGCCGCCGTGCATCATAGCGCGCTGTCCGAAACTTGATGCAAATTGGCTACCGTTTTTTAAGGATTGTACTTGGGCGTTATAACGCTGCTTTGCTTTTGCTTGTTGATTTAATTTTTTTAGGGCGTTTTCTTGCTTTTTAATGGCTTGGTTGGTCTGTTCGATTTTGGCTCGTAAGCGTTCTTGAGCTTGAGGCAAACCTGTGTTTTTCACTTTTTCTTGCGCTTGATTAAGCTGCTTTAATAGGGTTTTATTGGCTCGCAATGCTGTTGACATTTTTTGTGCCTGATTAGCCGCACTACGAAAAGGTGCGGTTAATTTATCGATCGCACTCATTATGACTTGGATTTTTAAATTTTGGCTCATTTTTTCGCTCGCTTATTCAATAATGATTGACTTTTAAAATCAAAAGGGCGTAAATTTAGTTAAACAACTAAGGGGGTGACAAATGGAAATTATCTTTGCTGTTTGCTTATTTTTTGCCTTACCTATCATTTTGGCTGTTGCAGTCGCCGTTACTGTTTTTTCTTATCTTTCGGCACTTGTTGCGCCGGTTTTGTCCGTTTTATTCTCTTTCTTTATCGCTTGTTTGGTGTTTGCGCTGATCGGTTTGCCTTTGCGTCCCGTTGCAAAAAAATATCCCATTGCCACAAAACATATGGTAAAAACCTTTGAGGTGATTTTTATTTATCCGCCGATTATTGTCGTGCTAGGGGCATTGTGTGCGTTACCTTTTGCGTTAATTTTTGCTATTGCGGAAAGCCCTTTTATCTGGTCAGGAACATTAATTGCATTTGTGTTATTTTGCGTTTATCAAGCCTACAAAGAAAAATACGAGAAAACCGACCGCACTTAATTAAACGGCTCCGCTAGCGCCTTAATCACAAAATCTTCAATCATTTCTCTATCTTCATCCGTAAAGCCCAACAATTCCCGTTGGGCATATTTGACTTTGAATTGATGATGTCGCATAACTCTCGCCCTTAAACCTTGTTGATGCACATTGGCGATATAGCCGGTATTTCCGCTAAAACCGAGTTCGATTTTGTCTTGGCCGTTGCGAAGTTTCATATATCTCGGCGCGGTGATTTTTTTAAACATTGCCATTTGTTTAATCCGCCCTTTTTTCGATTTCTTTTTGCGCTTTCTCGGTTCATAGGCGGAGCCGTCCGGATTTTGTTGCGCTTTAATGCGTTTACGCTGATTTCGGGCCAGTTGGCGCCCGATTTGTTGACTCAGTAAACGACGGCGTGCCGGCGAAATATTTTTAAGCAAGGCGGAAAAAGCAGCTTTAACCTTTAGCGTTTCATCCATAATTAATTCGCCTTATTGTCCGTTTTCCATTCTCTCACCAATTCATTTCCGACAAACAACTGCCAATGGGTCACATCGGGATATTCATTTAATGTCGGTTCGTTTAGGTGTTTGATAATGTTTTTGCCGTTTTCTTCTTTGACTAATACGCGTTCGGTCAATTTGAGATAAATAGATAAATCGATGCTGTCGTGGTTGTTCGGATCCTCAATAAATTTAAAGCCGTCTTTGCGGCGTTCGGGGTTTTCCACTAGTTCGGGCTGATTTTTCCGAATGAAATCCATTAAGGGCGCAAAAATCATATCGGGCGAACCGCTAAAGTCGGTTACTACGATGTTTAAGGTGTATTGGATTTCATAAGATGCGCTATGCGCACCCGTGCCGACAATTAAGCCGTCATCGATATAGATTTCGAGCTTGTCGGGATTGTTTTTTAAATCCGGTAAGGTATTTTGTAGCAGACTGCGGATTAACTCGGCTTTTAGCATAACTTATCCTTTTTTATAATTACGTTGGCGCTGTTCAATAATGGTTTGGCAATTTACGCAACGATTACAGCCCATTTGTTGCCGGAGCGGCGGTAATTCGTCTTCACAATCTATGCAAAAACGGACCGCGCTTTTATCAATCATTTTCAGGCGGTGTTTTTGAATGGATTGTTGGCGCACCAATTCTTCGAATTCGCTTGCGCGGTCAAGTTGATCACTCACTCTTTTTTCTCCTGTAAAGTGCGGTTGTAATTGTCGATGCAGTCGGTTAATGCCCGTTCTTTCAGGGCGCAACGTTCAAGGGCGTTTAAACTGCTATCCAATGCCGTGACCAAATCGCCGTTAGTTTTGATGTTTAGCGTCGGTATTTGGCACAGTTGATCTGTTGGGCAAAGGAGCGGTAGGGGAGTTATCATTCGCACTTTTTCGCTTGTTGAGCAACCGGCTAACATTACTAGGCACAGGCTGATTGCTCCAACTGGTAACAGTTTGTAATTCATTAATGATTTCATTGGTTCGGTTCTCCGCTTGTTGCAGTTGATTTAAAACGTTTTCGTGTAAGGCTTTGACTTGCGCTTGGTATTGGTTGATTTGCAGTCTTGCGTTGTCTAATTGGTTGGCAAGCTGTCGGTTATTTTCTTTTTCTTGGGCAATAGCTTGTTCTGCAGTAATGAGTTTTTGCTCTTTGACTTTGTTAGCAAAGCAAAGATAGCCGTTTATGCTGACTAGCATAATGACCGTACCAATCATCACTTTGCCAAACGCACCAATAAAAAATCGTTCTAACATTTACCACCTCCATAAAAATTGTGTCGGCGTTTGTTGCTCTTGCATACATAGGTTACTTTCTTCTTTTCGGCGATTTTCCAAACCTTTTAATTTTTTCCCGCCGGCATATACCCAACGTCCAAACTGATCACACATTTCAGGTTTATAGCCTTGGCGCGCCATTTTAAATAGGGTGCTGTCTTTGAGCTTGCTACAGCCTACGTTAAAGGTAATTGATGTTAGGCTGTCAAATGCGCCTTGGGGCATTTTTGCGCCGTTGGCATAGCGATTGACACAGCGTTCTGCAATGCGTAAGTCATTCGCCCAACGGTCGGCAATTTCTTTGTCGGTATAACGTTTTTTCGGGTTGATTTTTTCACCGCTATATTCCGTTGAGCCGATGCCGACGGTTAACACATCGGACGGACAACGATATGGATCGCGTCGGCAACCTTCGGCATTACCGATAATTTCCAAGCCTTTTGTACTTATGCGTAAATCGGTGTAGTCGGTTTGTACAATGGCAATAATTGCACCTACTGCACAGACTGCGCCTGTGGTGATTTTGGTTAATTTACTCATTGTCTAATCCTTGTAAATTTAATTTTGCTTTAAGTGCGGTTTCTTTTAATTTCATTTCTTTGTGTTTGTAATACCAGTTGATCAGTACGGTGAATAAACCGAATAAAATACCCAATACCGATGCCCAATCCGATAGATTCAATCCACTAAAAAAGGCAATGATCGACCCTAAATAAGCGTTGGTGCTTTCACTGTTTCTAAACATCTTTAATCTTAATCCCATAGATTTAATGTTGATTTATCGGTGGTCGGTTGAATGTCATCTAGGCTAGGTAAAATCACGGCTGTTCCCAGTTCCAATATGGGCTGACCGGCTAATCGCGGATTAAGTTCTAAGACCTGTTCGACAAGACCTAAAGTGCTTCCGAAATAGCGATACACAATGGTATCAAGATTATCGTTTTGTTGGGCGTAAACTGTTCTTGACATTAGATTAATTCCACGTTGATTCGCCCTTTGCCCAAAATATCCCGAATGGCAAAAAATGCATCTCGGCGTAAATCGTCCACGCTATTTTCAAATTCTTGCGCTTTTTCTGCGCCGTTTTTTGTGCTGTCGTAAGAGCGGTAACGCTCTTGTAAATTGGCACAAGCAAGGCAATAAACCGCCCGTTTATAACGCTGGATTGTGATACTTTCGCCGTTGATTTGTTCGTCTTCCAGCTCTTCTAATGTAAATGCATTGCCGGACCGGATACGATCTTTATAGGGTTTTAAATTATGGTTAACCGTCGCCATTGCCTCAATGACCGCCATTTTTAGCCGTTCATTGGTGATTGTGCCGTCTAGACGCATCGCATTGCGAACATTAAGCAATGAAATCGCCGGGAAAAAACCATCATTTCCTATAATTTCATCATTTAATGCTTGGTCATTCGCTTGGCGTTTCAAATCATCCATTACATAATTTTTAACTTTGTTAATAGCGATTGTGCCTGTCATTTTTTATCCCTAATAAAAAAGCCTCTAATAAAAAAGCCTCTAATAAAAAAGCAGGGTGGGGAAAATAAGTAGGCAAAAAGCCGTTACTTTCCGCCCTGCTTGGCGTGCTGCGCTTTGCTCTGTTGTTAGATTGTCTTCCGCTTTCGGCTCGTCTTTTTCTAACTGTTTACGCAGTTTTTTGACATCACCTTGCACCCCGATATTTAAATTCAGTTCTAACGCTCGTTCTAAATAGGCTAAACCTTGTTCCGGATCGCTCGTCATTTTGAGCAAGCCCAATTCCCGATAAAGTCTTGCGCGGCTTTCATCCGGCATATCCTGTTCATCCGTCAACTGCGCCACTTTTTCCAAGTAAGCCACTTCAAAAGGGCGGTTGAGTTTTTGCGCAATTTTGGCTTTATCGGCAAATTCTTCTGCCACGGCGGAACATAAAGTGCGGTCAAAATTTTCCGGCAAAACTAAGCCTTGATGAATGGCATATTCGGCGATTTCTAAGGCGAGATGATACTGCTCACTGTCAATCGCCCAAATCAGCCACGTCATTAAAACATTGTCTTGTTTGCCGTTGCCCTGACTTAACGCACTTTCAATCCAAGGCAGATAATCCGGCAGAATTTTCTTTTTAAATTCTGCCTTTTGCTCCATAGACTGAATATTTTTTAGGTCTTTTTTGTGGCGACCTAATAAATACAGCATTTTTTCGTATTCGTTAAAGCCGTCTAAGGCTTCGGTTTCCGCTGCGTGCGCCTCAGCTGCGGAAACTTCAAGAAAATGGCGTTTTGTCGGTCGCATAAATTACCGCCTATGCGCTTTCAACCATTTCAATATTTTTCAATAAGGCAACGCTTTCATAGTTTTCTACGACGAAATCATCGTTAGATGATGTATAGTCTTCGTAGCGGTCATATTCTGCGTTGTCTTTTAAGGTGCGGCGCATTGCGCCGGCTTGATAATAGATAGACAAGTTATCAAGACGGGTGATTAAGATTGTTCCTTTCGGCACAAATGGAGCTTGAACAGCTTGTAATCCGCCAACTCGTTTTGAACTGACAATCACATCACCGGCGATTTGTTCGCTTGGTTTTTCTTGGTTGAATAATGGGAAGTATTTATCTGCCAAGAGATCACGGCTCATAATTGCCACTAATTTTGTGTCATCTTGGAATTGCGGTGCGATTAAATCACTCACAGCCGAGAACACAAGGGCGTCAAGATTTTTGTAGGTTTTGCCTTTACCGACTTCAATTTTGCCTGAACCTTGTGTTTCTTCTTTCATTACACGTTTGGCAGCGTTGTCTTCGATTTTTTTCAACCAACCCACAGCGACATCTTGGAGTAATGGATTAGTTACACGGTTGGATGTTGCTGCTCGGCTTGTACCGTTAAAGCCGATCATAATGCGGTCTAATGCCATACGCTCGGCTTTGAGTGTGCCGATGCGTTTCGCAAAATCAGGGAATTTCGCCCACATATCTAACGTGGCATATTTCAAATGAGTGTCGTAGTTGATTTGTTGGCAGTGATAAGGAATAGCGGTTAGGCTATGAATATCTTGGGTTTTACGACCTTGTACATTGGTGTCCGTTGTGCCGGCAATGGTACCTGCAACGCCTAAACCTAGGCTTTCGCCTTGCGCTTCATCCACCGGAATAATGTTGATCATTTTGAGAAAATCGGAACTTTCTTGCACTGCATTTTCTAAGCGTTGTTGCACGGAAGGTTCAACGGTAAATTTACCGCCGTTGGAAATTCGGGCAAAATCCGCACCGTTATCTTGTGAAATGCCTTGTAAATATTGTTTTACTGCAATCTCTGTTGTTTTTTTCATATGTAAATTCCTTGACTAATTAAAAGAAACGACCGTTATCAACACTTTCACCAGTCACCAACGGGCGTTGACGGTATTCGGGTTTAGGCTCGCTTTCCAGTTGATTCAGCTTTGATTGCACCGCTGATACTTGGCTTTCAAGTTCTGCAAACTTGGTTTTCAATTCGGCATTTTCTTGAGAAAGTGCGGTGTTTTCTTCGCCTAAATCTTTGACGTGTTCCGATAAAAGTGCAATGGCGCTGGATTGGTCGGCAAAACGTGCGTCATCTTGCTTATCTTTACGTCCTAACAATGCTGCGACTTTGCTGAAAATGCTTTCTTTCGGTTCGGTTTGTTGTTCTTCAAACTCTAAAACCGTTTCAACGGATGCGGTGAATAAATTTTCTGCTTTTTGTTTGCGTGCGGTGAATGGGTTAGCTTGTGCGCTTGCGGCGAACTGTAACATTTCCGTTCCTAGGCTTGCCGGATTGTCCGTGACTGCTAAGCCCACTAAATAGGCTTTGCCGCTATCGCTGAAATTCGGATCCACTTCGATTGATGTATAAACTTTTTGACGGTTTTTGTTTAATTCAATCAGGGCATCTGTCGGGTCAATTTGTGCTAATAATTGCAATTTGCCGTCTTCGGTTTCTGCGGTTTTTAATGCAATGACATCACCGTAGCATTGTGAGTGCGGTTCGTCTTTGCGATATGCCCAAAATTTAATATGGTCAATATTGATGCGTGCGCCGTAGGTTTTCGGATTGTAGCTTTCCGCCATTTGTTCAATCCAAGCACGGGCGATATTACGACCGTCTGTTGTTGCACCTTCTTGCGCGACGACAAACCATTTTGATTTGTATTTTTTGGCGTTTTCTTTTTCCATTTTACTTATCCTGTTAGCACCTGATATTAAAGCCTTAAAAATTGCTCCCATATTGCGCAAGTTATTTTGTCTTGTCATTTCCTCGCCATTGTGAAAAACGCCATAACAACCGACATCACAATCAACTTTTCTTGCTGTTCCTTATTATGCGGTTAATCGAAATAAGGAATAAAAATGACAGAAATCACTTTAGATAATAAGCGTGAAAGCCGTTTGCTTTACTTTGCCGGTTGGCGCGTGACGGATATTGCCGATAAATTGAATTTACCTGTTTCTACGGTTTCCAGTTGGAAAGATAGGGAAAAATGGGACGATGTAGCCCCTGTCGGACAGGTTGAGGCAACGTTAGAGGCTCGTTTGAGTTTGCTTATTATGAAGGAGCAAAAAACAGGTCAGGATTTTAAGGAAATTGATTTGCTCGGTCGCCAAATGGAAAAAATGGCACGAATTAAAAAATACAGCAATGGCGGCGGTAATGAACGGGATTTAAATCCGAAACTGGATAAACGCTACACCGCAGAACGCAAATACCGTGATAAAAATCCGATTGACCCGGAGCAAGAAGAAAAACTAATTAACGGTTTTTTTGACGGCATTTTCCAATATCAACGTCATTGGTATGACGCCGGTCTGAAACATCGTATTCGGGAAATTCTCAAAAGCCGTCAGATTGGTGCGACTTATTATTTTGCTCGTGAAGCCTTTGTGGATGCACTAAAAACCGGGCGCAATCAAATCTTTTTATCCGCCAGTAAAAAACAAGCGTTGCAGTTCCGTTCTTATATCACCGCTTACGCCAAAGAAAAAGCCGACCTTGAGCTAAAAGGCGAAACTATTCTGTTACCCAATGGAGCGGAGTTGATTTTTCTCGGTACGAACTCGGCAACAGCGCAGTCTTATCACGGCAATTTATATTTTGACGAATATTTTTGGGTGCCGAAATTTGGCGAAATGCGCAAAGTGGCAAGTGCTATGGCATCTCAAAAACAATATCGTCAAACCTATTTTTCCACGCCGACAACTAAAGCGTCTGAAGCCTATCAATTTTGGTCAGGCGAGTTATTTAATAAACGCCGTGCCGCAGCGGACAAAGCGGAATTTGATATTAGTCATAAGAATTTGCAAAACGGCAAACTGTGCGCAGACCGTCACTGGAAACAGATTGTAAATATTTATGATGCGGAAAATGGCGGTTGCGATTTATTCGATATTGAAGAATTGCGTTTTGAAAACTCGACGGAAGAATTTGAACAGCTGTTTATGTGTCAGTTTGCCGATGATAACAGCAGTATTTTTAAATTCGCCGATTTACAAGCCTGTCAAGTGGACTCTTATGAAGAATGGTTGGACTTTAAGCCTTTTTATATTCGCCCTTTCGGTAATCGTGAAGTATGGATTGGTTACGACCCGGCATATACCGGCGACCGTGCCGCCCTTGCCATTGTTGCGCCGCCAAGAGTAGAGGGCGGTGATTTTCGGGTATTACATAATGAGACCTTTCACGGCTTAGATTATGAGAAACAGGCGGAAAAAATCAAACAGTATTGCCAAAACTACAATGTGACCAAAATCACCGTTGACCGCACCGGTATGGGCGACGGGGTTTATCAGTTGGTGAAGAAATTCTTTCCGTCTGCGGTCGGTCTGACTTATGACCTGAATTTAAAAAATGAAATGGTGCTGAAAACTTTAAATTTAGTTCAAAAACGCCGTTTAAAATTTGACGGCAAAGAGATTATCAACAGCTTTATGACCATAAAACGCCAAGCTACCCGAACAGGGCGACAAATGACCTATGTTTCCGACCGTTCGCAAGATGCCAGTCACGGCGATTTGGCGTGGGCAATTATGCACTGTATTTTAAATGAAAACTACGGGGGCGGTAACAATCGTAGCCAATCCAGCGTATTTACTTTTGAATAGGAAAAAATGATGAGTAAAAAACAAAAAACTCCACAAAAAACAACCGCACTTTCTTTCACCTTTGGCGACCCTGTGCCGGTATTGGACGGAGCGGATATTTTAAGTTATTTCGAAAGCGTGTTGATGTATCAGAAATATTATTCGCCACCGGTAGATTTTAACGGCTTGGCACGGGCGTTTCGTAGCACGGCACATCACCAAAGTGCGATCACTGTGAAGAAAAATATTCTACTTTCCACCTGTAAAACCACCGCACTTTTACCACGCACGGAACTTGAAAAACTGGTGAATGACTATCTGATTTTTGGTAACGGTTATCTTGAAAAAACCGTTAACCTTTGGGATAAAACCGTCAAACTTACCGCACCGTTGGCAAAATATATGCGCAAAGGTGTTGAGCAAGGGATTTATTATCAAATCGCTAACGGATTAAATGAACATCAATTTGATAAAGACAGTATTTTTCATTTAATTAGTCCGGATATTAATCAGGAAATCTACGGCTTACCCGATTATTTTTCTTCTCTGCAGTCGGCATTTTTAAATGAAAGTGCGACTTTGTTCCGCAGAAAATATTATCAGAACGGCGCACACGCCGGCGCAATTTTATATTTAACCGACCCGATGCAGAATGATGACGATGTAGAAAAAATCAAAGATCAGTTAAGACAAGCCAAAGGTAAGGGCAATTTTAAAAATCTGTTTATCCACTCGCCAAACGGTAAAAAAGACGGTTTACAGGTTATTCCTTTGTCGGATGTGGTCGCAAAAGATGAATTTATCAATATCAAAAACACCAGCCGTGATGATATTCTCGCTGCGCATCGTGTCCCACCGCAATTAATGGGCATTATTCCGACCAATACAGGCGGTTTTGGTGACGTAGAAAAAGCCGGTAAAGTGTTTTTTATCAATGAAATTAAACCATTGCAACAACGACTGGAAGAGATTAATCACTGGGTCGGTGAAAGGGTTATTGAATTTATGCCTTATGAATTATTGAGTGAAAAATAACTGCACTTATAAAAAATCCCGATAAATAACTATCGGGATTTTTAAAAATTTGCTTGCATTTGGTTGGGTATCCAACTATAATGTAACTGTTTTCAGCAATAGTGCTGAGAACGAGCCGGTGCGGACCTTTAATCTCACCGACTTTTGAAGGGATAATAAGATGTTAAGATACATTATCCTTGTTATCATTCTCTTAGTAATCAGCTCCCCAGCCTACTAATTGATTGATAACTAAGTGGGGCGGGAAACCGCTCCACTCTTCAAAACGAATACTAAGGAAATATTATGGCATTGTCAAGAACTGAAATTGTAAACCGTAGCAACGCAAAGCGTGGTATAAAGCAAAAAGCCTTTAAGTTACACGAAAGCACAATCGAATTAATCGAGCAGTTGGCAAAGCAACACAATATACCGCAAAACCAGTTAATCAAATTAGCAGTTGAAAAATTCGCTGAAAAATCAGTTTAAAACAAGGGCGCTTCCGCCCTTTTTTATCGCCTAAAAAACATCCCCCTGTTTACCTGTCTAATAAATAGATCCCTTTAATTTATTATACAAATTAGCTAATACAACCCAAGCGAAAAAATAAATTTTTGCTGATTTTTTGCACGTTCCCTCCGCCCAAAAATCGCAGCTAAGCCCCCGCCACGCCCGCACATTAAATAGATCGGTTTCAACGCAGAATAGCGATCCTTTAAAAGCCTTTTGGCTACTGGTCTAGTTTAGATCTTTAAATCAGATCCTTATAACGCAATACAACGCACAAAAACGCAATTTTTAGATCCTTTTTAATTGATAAAAATCAATAAAATGTGGAAAAGATTAAATCTATAAATATTGTGCCATTTTGCACACAGCCTAAATTAACTTATTAATTAACAAGAAAAAGTATTGCCGGCCTTAGGCACCAATAATAGATGAACTTAAAAAAACAAACCGCTCAACCGAGCGGTTTTTTGTTATAGCCAGACTTTGTCTAGCTATACTAAAAAAGTAAGGCGAACCTTGCTTTATTATTTAACGGGAAATATTTGTTCCTTTGGGTAAGAATTCAGTGATAATTGCATAACCGCCTACGACAATAAATCTGACAGAATGACCGTTCTTTATTGGTAAAATATGAAATGCACCATCGTTATATGCGCCGGCGGCATAACTCAATTTTTGTGTTAATTCGACAATATCATCAAAAAACTTTTGCGCAATGTCATTACTCATACTGTTTCTTTTGATATAGTCCGCTTTTTTCAGTAATTGTCGGTTGGCTCGGTCTGACCATTTAACAATATAATCGGTTTTCATAGTTCCAATGTCTGTTTTAAGCCGGCTAGCACTTCATCATTATCCAATAATTCAATTTCACCGTTGATAATTTGCATTAAGAAAACTTGTTCATCACTTAAATTATCAGTTAAAACAGGTGTAAGTTGCGGTTGCATAAGTTGCGCTTGTGGTGTGGTATTGTGCAT